GTGATATCACCAGTCAGGTTGCTGATCGTCAACGTTGGCCGTGGCAAGCTGCCGGTGTTGCTGTAGTCAAAACCCTCTGCCTTGACCGGAAGCCTGACGTAGGTGTTGCTGTTAAAGACGATATCGCCAGTCACGTTGGCATTGACGCCGTTATGCCAGTAGTACGTAGTGCTTGCACCATGCAGCGTGGTGTCTAGCTGCAGCTCAAACAGCTCGATGATGGCATTCGGCGCCAGTACCGACAGCTCTTCGTAGACGCTGCTGATCGCTGCCCATGTGACCGTGCCATCTGCAATAGTGCTGCCGATGTCGGTAGGCCAAGCAGGCTGCGTGCTAGCTGACGTGCCTGCAACAGTGCAGCGAAATACCAGACCTGTGGCCTGTACGGACGTTGCACGGACAATATCGCCAACGCTGTAGGCGGTGCTGCTAGCCCAAGCTGCGTATGCCATTAGGGTTCAAACACCTGCTTGAACGTAGCCGTAATCGTTGCACGACCGGGATAAGGAAGTGATTTCGTCCAATCAGGACAGATCCACTTGTATGCCGTCGACTCATCAGGGGCCGTCCAGTCAAACGACTGATTATCTGCAGCACGATTGTTGAAAAATGTTTCGATCGCGTCGGCGTCAGACTCGAGGATGTTGCTCCAGGTCAACGACCACTCCTTAGGGTTTTGATTCAGACCGTACGTCAAACGCTGTTGATACCCATCACCAAACTGCACCGTGCGTACAACAGGAGCATTCTTGCGTGATGACCCGTAATCAGGCGTTGTCCCGCCCGTGCTTGTACCAACAGTTGCGTCGTCAAAGGTTGCCATTAACGAGTACCTGCGAGGATGCCGCCAGGACGCTGTTGCTTGATCAGTTCTTGTTGAACCGCCACGCCAATCACCTTACCAAGAGCGCTGGCCTGCGCACTGTCGCCCTGAGCATTCGTCCCTGAGGCATCCACGCTCACGTTCACGTTGACGCCACTACCACCAGCCATCTCAACGCCAAGGCGCCCACCAGGGCCACGACGCAGGGGCATGATCGCCTCAGGGCCAGCTTCACCCATCAAGCCGATGCCATTGGCAAAGGGGAACATGGTCGGACGATTGACGATCCCACCACGGGCAAACTTTTGAATTCCGTTCTGACCGTAAACGTTGCCTTTTGCGTTGAGACTGAATCCTGCCAAAGGTGAGGCCAGTGCCCCAATGCCGCTCAGGTTTGTATTGACCTGATTGAAAATACTGCCACCACCCAAGAAACCAAGTGCCTGCATCACCGACTTCAGCACCAACTGTTGAATGATCATTCGTGCCGTATCAGCCAAGATTGACGAAGCGAACTCAGCAAAGTTGAATTTGCCGGTGGTAACAAGTTCGGTGATGGCATCCTCGACACCCTTGAAGCCTTTCTGAGACAGATTCGTCAGGGCATCATTTAGTGTCCCAATGCCTTCGATGTAGTTTTGAATGCCTTGATTGAAAGGATCGCGTTGATCAGTGGCAAAGCCTGTGATGCGAGACAAAGCCTTCTCGCGCTCAAGTTCACCAAGAGCTTCTGCGCGACGCCGAACAGCCTGTTCTTCCAATGCACGCAAATACTGTTGAGCCAGGCCAGTCCGATCCTTATTGATAAGGCCTTCAAACATCACGCGATTGCCCGTTAGCTCACGCAGTTCCAAAATTGTCTTTCTTAAGTCTTTGCTCTTATCACTAACCTCGTTTAGTGCCTCAAGGAACTGACGTTCAATTGCTTGTTCTGCTGTCTCGCCAATACCTGCCGTTGCAAGATTGACATCACGAATCATGCGCCGCAGTTTCTCAGCAAGATCAGCACCTTTTTCAAGACCTTTGTTGTAATCCCTCAGTGCTTTTTCAGCAGCGCGTTCTTCATCTGTTTTCGTTCTTTTTTGCGCCTCTGGCGTGATCCCAGGCAACCTGCTCGGTGGTTCAGTGGCAGCACCAGCAGCAAGACGTTCAGCAGCTTGCAGTGCCTTCAATTGTGCCGTCTGTGTTTCACGTCGCTGTACAAGACTTGCCAGCACATTTCTCTGCAGCCCAACGCCACGGCCAGATGACACCAATCGCTCATACGCTGCAATCTGAACATTTGTTTGCTTCAGACCAGCTTGCAACTCTTGAATTTGTTGCTTGCGGCCTTTGTTCAATCCAAAGAACTCATTCAGCTTGCGAGCGGCGGCATCAATTGCTCTGACAATGTCAGCAAAAATTGTCTGAAAGAATGCGCCAACTGGCTTGAGCAAAGTACCAACGCTTTCTTGCAACCTCGACAGCGATGCACGGAGACGATCGCCAGCCGCATCAGGACCAGCAGCAATAATCTTCGCCGATTCCCCGTACTCAGCAAATAACTTCTCCGCAAACCTTTGGAAATCAAGCAGGCTGACCTGTCCCTTCTCAAGAGCCTTGTCCAACTCCTGCGGGGTCATCCCCATCGACTCAGCAAACAAGCTGAATGCACCAGGCAAGCGCTCACCAATCTGTTGCCTCAATTCCTCAGCACTGACCTTGCCTTTCGCGAAGACTTGTGTCGTAGCGAGTAGGGCTGAATCCAGCTGTTCAAGGCTGCCACCTGTTCCTCTGATACCTGCAGCAACACCAAGGAATGCTTTTTCGGCATCACGTACATTGCCACCAGCACCTTTGACAGAAGCAGTCAATTGCGTGAACTGACGCGTGATCAGCTCTTGCGGGATAGCAAGCTGACGGCTGGTGCGATCGATGAACGACAGCGCTCTTTGATATTCACCAGCATTCTTCGTGACAAGCTCTAACGCCTGACGTTGACGACTGATGTCAGATGCATAAGTAGCAGTCGCACCAACCTGCTGTCTAACCTGCGAAACCCCACCGCCAATACCGGCACCAACAGCAGCGCCTGGCACACCACCAATCAAGCCGCCAATAATCCCGCCTGCAAAGCCCTCAGGGCCGCCAAAGATGCCACCAGCAGCGGCCGTGCCAGCAATCTGTGCGGCGCCCTTCAGCGTTGGCCTACGAGCTGCCTGAGCAGTCTGTTGCAGTTGCCTCTCAAGCTTCTCGGCTTCCTTTGTCGCTTGCTTAAATTCAAAACTTCCAGCCTTGACGCTATTCGCAATCTCTCGCCACGCCGTTGCATAACCACGCAAATTGTTAATGCTCTGAACTGAAGTTGATTGAACTTTCTTCAGTTCATTTGCAAGCTGACTGAAATCAGTTGTTGCTGCCTTACTCTGCTGCCCCAGATTCCGAAGGTTGCCAGCAAGCTTTGTGAGCTGCTCACCGCCCACCTGCTTCAGCCTGACAATTAGCTCCGTGCTCTGGCTCATTTGCGCTTCGCGTTCATGCAGGACAGGGCGGCCAATTCCATTACCTGTATGCCCTCGAACAAGGCCACAGGATCCTTGACTACATACAGCTTACAGAGCCATTCCAGACTTGAGTAGATCAAGCCGGTCATCCCAGCCATATTCGTGTTCCATTGCGTGCTCATCCGCACGAACATCATCACGACTTCCCAGTTCTCCTCCCACACCTCAAAATGCTTCTCGACAGCTTGCAGCCCCACAGCAGCGATCTGCTCAGGGCTCATCCCAAGACCCCTTAAGTCCTCTTCCCGCTCGTCAATAACGCCGCCTTTGACCCAGTACTCAGCGGCGTCTTTTAGTTTTTTGCTGGCGCTCCTGTCACGCTGTCAGCGTATGCACCAATCAACGCCTTCATGATATAAGGATCGTCACACAGTTCTTTTTTGTTTTTCTGTGTGAACGGGATGTCCTTACCATCCTCATCCTTGATCCCGTCCCAACCTTCCAAGATCCCATCAACCAAAGCATCATCGCCTTGATCAATGAGATCGTTGAAGGCAGAGCGACTCATCTTCCTGAAGACTGCATCGAACGTCTGCTTCTCAAACTTCCCGCCATCGATCGGCGTTTCCACCGTGACAGGCCACTTGTACGAAGCAGTCTTCTTGAGGACGAAAGCCATACAGATCAGGTGAACACAAGGGACATTTCGTTGTTGCCTGCCGTGGTAGGCAGAGCCAGATACGGCATCGACAGAGCGATCACGCCGTTGGTATCAGCGTAGCTGCATCCGGTGATGTCGGTCTGTGCTGCGTTCAACGTGACGATGTTACCCGCAGTAGCACCCAAGACAAAGCTTGAACTGCCAGTCGCAGTCGCAACAGCCTTGGCGAAGTAATCCGTCGTGCCAATCGCAGGAGCCTCGATCACGGCAGTGCCACCAGGAGCACGGTTCGTGATAATGACTTCTTTGTTCGATGCAGTCTCCTTGTACAGCAGCTCATTGTTCAGAGCCAGGTCAAAGGACG